TTAAGCGATAGCGCAGAGATGGTATCAATACAAAGTGCATTGAGCAAATGGTACAGCATGAAGGAGCGCAAAGGAAATATAATTTGTAGAAAACTATAAAACGAGAAACATGATATTAGGAGGAATGGCAACAATCAAGAGCAGGTTCCATGCGTTGCCGGAAGTATTGGACAGAATTGTACCGCAGCTGGATATGTTGGGATTATGTTTAAATGATTACACGCCCGGTGATATTGAGTTCTTAAAAGAGGAGTTGAGCGATGAGGTTTTGCGTAAATTGTTATTCCATATTCCAAAAGAGAATTTAACCGATGCGGGGAAGTTTGCGTTTTGGAATAAATTACGATGGGAGTATTACGTGAGTTTAGATGATGATTTGTTATATCCAAAGGATTATGTATCAGAGATCGTTGAGGCGTGTAATTATTACGATGGCCCAGTAAGTTATCATGGCTACAATTTAAAAGAGGGTGTAAACTACCTAAACGCAAGAGCAGATAAAATTCATTGTTTGCATGATTATCCAAAAGATGAGCAAAGAGAGGTTATTGGGACCGGTGTTGCTTGTTTCCCATTTGGGATATTTGAAGATCATGAAGGTGAAGATCAAATGTTGTGTTTAAATTTTGAGCCAAAGATGGCAGACCTCAACGTGTGGAAGTTGGCAAAGAAGTTTGATGTACAAATGACTGTATTAAAACACAGTAGAGATTGGATAAAGCACAGCGAGAAAGTGGAAAAGAGCAAAACCATTTGGTCGGAAACTGCAAAGGATGACAGCAGACAAACAGCGTTCATAAATGCCTGAACTGCTCATAGTAACCACAACGTACAAGCGACCGGAAGCAATTAGGCGTTTGCAGGATACAATTCAATACGATGGTGGATACAAGTGGTTTATATGGGATGATGGTAGTCCGGAGGGTATGTACGAGGGCTTTAGAGAGCAGCTGCCTTCTTGGGCTACCTACCAACGCAGCACAAAGAACAGAGGAAAGCGTGGTTATTGGAAAACCGTTGACCTCATATTTAAGCAAATAAGGGTGTTTGAGTGGAATTATTGTTTATTTGTACCGGATGATGCTGTATTTGTAAAAGAAGGCGTTAGAAGGGCTGTAAACGATTTAGGCAGCCGGAATATACTTAGCTTACATAACGATCAACCTGAACGCCTTAAAATGATTAATTGGGGGTATCTACCGAAAGATGAAGGTACACATTGGTCCAATGGTTTTGTAGATATGCTTTTCATAGCAAGGAAGCGTTGGTTTGATAAAATATCATGGAGGGTGAAACCCATTTACCGAGATTGGGAAAGGTATCCGGATTTAGGTAGCGGTGTAGGAGCGCAATTAACACGAATGAGTTACCAAAGAAAAGAACCAATACACATTGGCAAAAGGTCGTATATTTATCGAGATCACAATAAAGCGAGTGTAATGAACCCGGAAAGGAGATGAGTCAGGCACAAGACAAACAGAAAGTACGGCAAGGTTATGTGAAGCCATACCGCACTAAATTTGCGAGAAGTTTATATGAGCAGATTGCACCGGTGCTCCAAGCAATCCGGGAAAGCTATGATGTCCGGACCGTATTGGATCAGGTCAACGTATTGATAAAGACCGATCCGGTGGAAGCGGTTTACAAACAATGTTATCCGGAGGTTGGAGGTGAAGCTGCCATGTTAAATGTGGAGCAGATCAACCGGGAAATCAGAGAGCAGAAAGCATTACGCACTAAAGATGAGATTGAGGACCTATGGCAGTTGTATTTATTGAACTACATTGAAACGGTGGGCATGGGTCGTATTGTAAGCGTTACCGAAACGAGCAGGAAGTATGCTATACGAGCCATTCAGGAAGCGATTGATAACGCTTTAGAGAACGGATTAAGCCCATACCAAGCGCAAATACAGATTGAGGAAAGCGTACAACAGCAATGGAGAAAGATTGGCGTATTTAGAGCAGACCGGATTGCACGTACAGAAGTCTATACGGCATACAGTTTGGCAGACTTTGAAAGCGCACAGAGTTATCAAATACCATTGAAGAAAGTATGGGTACATGGATTTATTGGAAAGCAGGATCGACCGGGACATATTCAGTTAAGCGGAGTGAGTATGGATCGGGATGCTTTATTTACTAATCCAATGACCGGAGCGCAGTTAATGTATCCGCACGATTTTAATGCAGGAGCAAGTGAGGTGGTAAACTGCAAGTGTTCACTAACATACGAAAGGGCATGAGAAAGCCGGATATAGATGAGAAGCGCATATTGAACGAGTTGAGCATAACGATACAAAAGGAATGCAAAACGGAACCGGGTCAAACCAATGCGATAATAAATTACTTGTGGCAAAACAAGGTCATAGGAATAAAGAGCAACAGCACATACAAAACTACTTACCAAAGCGTGAACCGGTTTTTAGGCATGAAGGCGTTTGATGTGGCTATTGTAATCAATGAGGGCAACAGTAAAGAAACGATCAAGGAGATTACCGCAAAATACCTAATCAGCCCAACGCAAGTTTACAAGGACCTGCGTAAAAAGTAATTACACAAAAATAAACGTAAAGCCGAACTAATGGCGTTATTTTGTCCTCATGGATATTAAGAATTGCACATTAGAGGTTAAAGACGTTACGAGCGATGGCATTGTAACAATGTACGTTTCAGCATTCGACAATATCGACAGCGATGGAGATGTTATGGTCAAGGGAGCGTATGAAAAAACCATTAGCGAGAGAGGTCCTAAAGGTAGCAACCGCATCAAACAATTATGGCAGCACGAAACTTGGAATCCAATTGGAGTTCCGGTGGAGATGGAGGAAGATAGCATGGGTTTGTTAGTGCGTAGTTACATCAGCGACATCAGAGGTGGAGATTACCGAAAGATGTACAAAGAGGGCATTATTACGGAGCATAGCGTAGGATTCCAAACCATGAAGGAGGATCGTATGCAGGATGCACGATATATCAAAGAAGTAAAGTTGTGGGAATATAGCGCAGTAACGTGGGGAGCAAATGAGCGTACTCCGGTATTGGCTAAGTCTAATAACAAAGAAACAATACAGCGTGAAGCAAACCGCAGATACAAAGCGATTAGCAAAGCGTTGAGAGATGGTACTTATACTGATGAAACAATGCACCTTTTTGAGGTGGAGGTAAAGTACTTGACCGACCTTATTATTTCACTCACCGAGCCGGAACAAAAATCCACTCAAGACGAGCCGAAATTTAGTTTAGAGAAGTTTAACGAATACTTATCCAATTAAGATGGAAAACATAGAAAAACACTTAGCAGATACGGTAAAAAATTTGAATGCCGATATTGCTGAAAAACAAAACGCCATTGATGCGAAACTTGACTTGATGTCGAGCAACGTAGAAAAAGGCGAGGAGTTCAAAAAGGAACTCAAAGGAGAAATGGCTGCATTGTTGGCAAAGCATGAGCAAGTACAAAAACAAGCTGATGCATTAGCTACCGAGATGAAGCGCAACCAACATATCATGAAGTCAGAGGACCGCACGTTTAAAAGCGAGTTGGTTTCAACGATGAATGATAACATGGCACGTTACAAGTCAATGATCAATCGTGAAACAGCAGGTTTATCGTTTGACATTGACCAAACTAAAGCTGTAACAGAAGCCGGTAATTTAACTGACGAAGTAATCCAGCCGGATTATATTCCCGGTATCGTTTACGATCCGGAGCGTACAGAGCGTATCCGTAATTACATTTCTCAAGGTGTAACATCAAGCGACCAAGTTGTTTACAATCAGGAAACCGGTTACACAGACAACACCGGAATGACTGCTGAAAATGACAGCCCTACTGAAAACAGTTTTACGTTAGAGCGTAAGGAAGCACCGGTTCGTAAGATTATGTCGTTGATGACTATTTCAAACGAAATGTTGGAGGACCTTCCACAAGTTATCAGTTACATCAGCACACGTGGTATTGAGAAGTTGTTGAACCTTGAGGATACTCAAATTTTGACCGGTAATGGAACTGGACAAAACTTAACCGGTATCAATCAGGTAGCGACTACTTTTGCACCGGGATTAACAGTTGAGGATGCACAGCGTTGGGATGTATTACGATTTGGTATTGCACAATTGCGTACACAAGCAGGAGCAGAATATCGTGCGAACGGTATCTTGTTACACCCTAATGACCTTGCTGAAATGGACACGACTAAAGATAGCACTGGTGAATATGTGTTCCCAGGACTAATGATGGTCAATGGTCAGCGTTCACTTTACGGAGTGCCGGTATTTGATACAACAGCCGTAGCAGAAGGAGCATTCTACATAGGTGATTGGAGATTGGGAGCGCAGTTGTTCCAACGTCGTGGAGTTAGCGTAGAGTTTTCACGTGAGAATGACTTTGCGAAGGATAACACAGTTGTGAAAATCACAGAGCGTTTGGCATTACCTATTTATCGTCCGAAAGCCTTTGTTTACGGATCTTCATTTAGCGATGCAATTGCCGAGA